CTTCTCTAGTATTTATATACAAATTACAAGTAAATCTTGGCTCTAAGCCTCCGATTCCATTTGATACGAGCTCATCGCAATATTTAGAAATTTCATATAACGTCCATTTGTCCGTAAGATCTTTATCGATATATTTTCCAAGACCATATCTATTGTTCGTGATCATATCATAAAAGCACCAAGCTGGATTGTCTGTCCAAGCTAATTTAAATTTTCCATTCCAGGCACCATCATAAGTTTTCGTAATAGGATTATAGTTTATAGGAATCTTTACTTTTAATAAACGAAGATTATAAGACCTCTCAGGAATTGCACTAAAATATCTTGCGTCAAATCTAGAATATATTATTGCACAGCCTGGATGAACGAATCGATCAGAATATATTTCTGATATAGAATCTATTTGTGTCGTTGTTTGAAGTGTACTTCCTCCGCCTTCTAGAGTATTTTTTGTTAGTGTAATTGCCCAACCAATTTGATTTTTAAATAAACTAAAGTTTGGAAAATTTTCTGCGTATGGTCTCAGATTTATATGATATGTAAATACATTTGGAGAACTTTGGACTTTTCCCTCTACAAAAACTAAATCATTAGAATAAGCCGAAGCGGTATGCGGAGAATATTTAGATGTATCTAACGCCACTAAAGTATTGTCGTTTAAAACTCTAAAAATTTCGATCTCTACTTCTACTTCTTGAAATTCTACGTCCCCTGCTGTTTCTGTTCCGTCTAAAATTTGTTCAAATAAAGTCAAAACTTTTATATTCACTTCTATTGAACTTAAGTCTGTGTTGTATATATAATATGTTTTAGGGTATCTTATCTTTGTATTTGTATCTGAAAGATATGCTCCATACAATCTCTCTCCAATTGATCTTGTCGTGGTTGTTTCTAGAGGAATTTTAAATTTATCAACTTGTGAACCGTAATAATCATATCTATCTTCGTATAAATATATTTTAGGATTAAATACTGTATGTTCGTTATTATTTTCTCCATACGTGTATCTATAATTAACATATTGAAAATTAAAAAATCCCTTGACATCTGATACAGGAGTATTATTCCAATATATTGATGGAGATTCTAAACTAGAATTTAAGTTAGAAAATGGCGTAAAAGTTGCACTTGAATAACCTATACTTCCAGTTGTTTTATTTTCAAATCCGTAAGAATACTGTCCTGTGACAAAACCTTCAATAGGACCCTCGCAGACAAGATCTGCGGTAGCGATAGTATTGACCGATGTAAAGGCTCTTTGATTGTTTACGGTAGCGCTGGCAGGTGGATGTTCTACAAAAATTGATTTTAAATTTGGAGAACTTGGAGATATCGCTGATGCTGTAAATCCTGGTCCATTATTTCCACCATTTTCTTGAAATTTGTATATATCTGCATCGTTTAATGTCCTTATACTCGTCCAATAGGCATCAAATCCGCTTGGTCCATAACCATAGCCTCTGGTTTTCGAGGTAGAATACGGTATGCTTGAAGTATCTCCACCTTGAAATGAAAATGCTAATGCGCCAGGCCTGTCTTGAGCGGTGCTTTCTGGGAAGTTATAGCCACAGTAAGTAAACCCTATATTAAATGTATTTAATACGTTTCTAAAACCTTCTGCATATTTATTAGGACTATTTGCCATAAAGATTATATTTCCGAAGTACTAGGATTTTGACTTATTAAGAATCCTCTATTATTAAAAATATATGCTGGAGTTGCGTATAGAGATACTTGTTTTGTGGTTGAATTGACAGCTGATTTTGATGCATTTACATTATAACTAAAATTACTCATAATATTATGCCCGCCAATTATAAGTTCACCGTATCCAACTGGGACTGGCCCACCTTCTCCAACAGTATTGTTGGGACCATTAAATAGATAAGAACTTGGTCCACCAGCACTACCGTCTATAGCGTCGGCTTGCTGAGCAGTAAAAGGTACATTTGGAGGGGGTTTAGATAGTAATGAACTTACTCCAGCCGCAATTAAACCGATTCCAGCAAATAAGAGTCCAGGTACAGCAAAAGCTAAGACAGGAGCAACAAAAGGTACAAAGATTGCTGCCGCAATCGAAACAGCACCCAGAAAAATTCCGGCTGCCTTTTTTACGAAATCAAAAACTCCACTGCCAATAATTTCTGGTATAATGTCTATTGTGTCTACTCTTTCTGATATGTCTAAGAAAAATTCTGAATTTTTAAAATCTTCAATAGTTTCAAATTTGGGTACTTCATTAAATAAATTTTCTTTATTAACTAGAATTTGGTATTCAAATTCTTCTTTATTTTCTAAAAGAAAATTTCTCAACTTACCTGTGTTTGCCTCTATTGCTCTAAGAGCTTCAGAAACGCTAACAACATCTAAATCCCAAAATTCTCCAACTTCTTGACCTAATTTACCATGAATATTTACTTTAATCATATGTTTCTCCTGGATAATAAAAATTAAATTCATCCACACCAACGCAATATAATATAAAAGGTATTAAAATTGCATTAGAAGTTTGTATATCTAATTTAGAAAAATTTTTAACTTTACTTGGGTGACTATGATAGATATATTGTATTTTTTTATATTTACTTTTTGCTTTTAAAAAATCCAGTGGATCAATTTTAAAATTTTCTTTAGGCTCAAAAGATATATTTTTTACTGGGATACATAAATTTTTATTGTTATTTTCTATGACAAATCCGCATGTCTCATTGGGTAAATCTATAAAAGATTTATTTTTTATAAAATTGAGTATATCGTTGCTTATCATGACGGTTTTACCGCAGCAGGAAATCCACCGAAAGGTAAATACCCATTTAAGTAATTACCTTCATAATCTTTGGGAATACCATGCGCTTGTTCAGATATTGGATTTTCTGCTCCAGGCCTTCTAGGAAAATAAACTGGAGTTCCATTTATTCCCGTTAACCATTGAGAATTAACTTCGTTTGCAGTATATTGTACTGCTCCAGGTTTTGCTGCATAGATTGTTGAGTTTGCCCTTTGTTGAGCAAAAATTCTACTAATTGTTTGATCGTAAGTTTCTCCATTTCTATCCGTGGGCCAAATTACAGGTTTAAATGCTGGGTTCTTTAACCATCTTAATCTGCAAGAATTTACATTTTTTGCACATGTATCTGAAATCCAATAGTTAGTGTTTGGTGGGTAATTAAACTCGTCTGCAGAATGATTATTAATACAGACAAAATAATATTTTAATTTATCTTTTTCAATAAAAACAAAATCTCCAGAAACGTAATTAGCGGTATTTTGCCAGAGTCCAGAATTACCTAAGCCGTTAGTAATTCTGGCTGCAGCTGATACTGCAGCTGGCCCTTTAGAAAAAATACCTCCAATAAATAATTGGTCATTTTCTGTCGCTACTGGAGGTGCAGATTGTAAACCGCGAATTGTGGCGTAATTATTTTCAATACCAGCGTAACAGCCACTATGTTTTTCTGTTAGTCTTGAATTGTACTCATAGCAACAATTTTCTCCTCTGTATTGAAAGTTACATTTTTTTGCTAGTATCGTCCTAGCGGGAAGAACTATATTTTCTATGTCGAGTACAGAGGCTAATTGATACTCTACCATGACTTTATTTTCTGTAGTTTTTCTGTCTATATAATAGATTTCTTTTGGTAGCTCAACTTCATATATGCTGGATTGAGCATTAAATATGTTTGTTCCTCCTTGAAAATTTTCACCTTTTAAATATTTAACAAAAGTTTTTATTCTAGTGAACTTCGCCCCAACTATATCACCTAAAGATTCAATTTGCATTCTAATGTATTTATAAAAAGAGTTTAAAGATTTATCTGGACTAAAGTTACCCATTGCAAGTCTAGGTGTTGGAAGAGTGCCTGCGCTTGTATAATCAAATCCATCTGCTACTATTGGAAATGGATAATAAAAATTATTTTTCCATTTTATTGCAGCAGATGGGTTATTACTAATGTTGTATAAGGAATATTCATTATATATCCTTAATACTCCTCCATTCAACGGCTGCTCTCCCGTATTATTAAAGTTTTTCAAATTTGGCGATATTTCTGAAAGATCTATCTCATAGAAACTTATTGGTGTCGATGGTGTTAAAGAAGTTAGGTTTGAATTTATATCTTTGGAGCCACTTACGATTAAATTGTATATCTCAGAAGATGTGCTCATATTTATTAAACAGGTACCTCTAGAAGGGTAGTTTGAATAATGTGCATATCATACGATATATATGAAGCCGTCCAATTTATAGAAATATATCTTGTGTCAATTTTATCATTTGATTTTTTATATATGGTTGGAGGATTATAAATAAAAGACTCTACACCCGCTCTTTCTTTTAAAAAATGCAAGATTGAAACTGTTTCATTTTCAGATCTGCCTTCAAAGTTTAAAGTAAATTTTGCAAGAGTTGAGTTTATTCCGTCAGAAATTCTTTGTTGATAACCATTCCCAAATTGAGAAACTGTAATTTGAGGACTAATTTCTATTGATGCATTATATGATGGTTTCCACCAAAAATTAGGGACTAAAATTCCGTTCAAAGAAATATATCCCTCCCAATGAACTTGTAGATTCGCAAGGGTTATTGGGTTATTAGAAACATTAGAATCTTTAATTGAATAATAGAAACGATCGTCACTACCTTTCACAATATCATACTTTTTATAAGTAGTTAAATTGCTCCAGTAGGAAACTGTATCGTGAATACTTGCCATATACCTTTTACCTCTAATAATTTACACTTAAAATATAGTGTAATCATGTTTAATGTTTAACGTATATTCTATAGAAAACCAAAACTTTTATTTAAATAACTCTCTTATTTCTGGAATTGAAGACTTGAGTATATCTTACGGTAATAATATTAATCCTTATCTATCTATAGATAGCAATGACATGAATTACTTTGTTTCTGCTCCAATTATAGCTAATTTGGATTTAAATTACGTTTTGAGCTCGAATGACCCTTTTGTATCCTATACAGGCAGTAATTCCTTCTCTGGAAAAATCGAGTACGGGAACAAATTTTTTACATTTTCTAGCGGATATTTGAATAATTACTCTATAGAATATAGATTAAACGAATACCCAAAAGTCAACGTAAAAACTTTATTATTAGGAGAATTAGGAAATACTTCTGGATCTTTTAACTTTAATCCAAAACCAATA